ACAGAAATGCAACAAAGATTTGCTGAATTTTTAGTATTCGGTGGACCTGATGGACCTATGACTCAAACTGAGGCAGCACTCGCTGCAGGGTACTCACCGAAACGCGCAAGACAGGAAGGATCAGAGTTATGTAACCCAAGACTATCACCACTTGTTGTAAAGTATATTGGTGAATTGAAAGAAGAGAGACTTAAAAAACACGAAGTGACTTACGAGGGACACGTAGCAGAACTTGCAAGACTTAGAGAAGCTGCCTTGAAAAAAGGATCATTCTCTTCTGCAGTGAATGCGGAAGCAAACAGAGGAAAAGCAGCAGGATTGTACATAGATAGAAAAATAATAAAAACAGGAAAACTAGAGGACATGTCAGAACAAGAATTAGAAGCAAAAATGAAACAGCTTTTAACCGACTACGGACAGATAATTGATGTAACTCCATCTAAAGTTTCTGAATCTTCTTTACCCAAGACCGAGGAATCATCGTCCGATCCCCAAAACTAAAACTACCATCATCTTCTCTGTCGTATGATGCGAATAATTTTACAGAATTTTTATCTTTTGAGTATAACCAACCCTCATTGACTGGTCTTGCAAACTTCATCTTATCAAACTCTTTCTCAGTAGCCCAGCCCGAGTCGCTCACGCAGTCGATCCACTCCACCCGGACTTTAGGATAAGGTATATTGGGAGTTATTGAGGCTATTGCTTTTCGTCTTTTCCTAGGCATAAACTTTTATACTATATATACTCTTTTAAACCAAAATGTATTTTGACAATGGATCAAAAAAATGTCATGGTACGTGGAACTTTTTAGTGATTTGGTCTAAATTAGTTATATATAGAGCGGATTCTAGACCGAAAAAAAAGTTCCATCAAAGTTCCATGGTTCCATGGGTTTCTACAAAACGTTCTTGTTTGCCTCATTTTTGACACAATATTTCCGCATTACGGACAACTTTTCTTCTGCCTTGCCTATCTTGCCCAGCAACGTATCGACCTCCCCTGTAATATCCACATGTTCTGGTATCACTAGGTTGTGCTCCTCAATACATTGTAACTTGTACAACGCATCTTCTATTTCTGCTTCGTATCTCTTTAGAAGCGTTCTAAACAACTTATCGTTCATCTTTCCATCTCCTTTTTATTATTCTACCATGCTCATCTTCGTACAAAATCCAAGATTTGTAACCGTCAAAATAGTAGCCATGTAGTTTTCTTTTCACTTTCATTTGAAGTCCTCCGGTTTCATTTTTACGTTCGCTTGTTCTTTCTCACTAAACTTTATCTCATGATACATGTCTAGTCGTTTGAGAAACTTGTGTTTCCATGTCCGTAGTTCATGGTCCGTGATCCTAAATTCTTGGTAATATAAGTCTGGCGTACACATCATGATCACACCTTGACGGATCTGTGACCCGTGCACATAATCGTGTGCCATGGCATACGCCGCGATTTGCAGTTTATAATCCTCAACCCACTCTTCTTTCTTTGGACGATTAGCTTGTTTAAAATCTACGATAGTCTCTAAGCCGTTGTGTAGACAAACAAGATCAGTTGAACCTGCGTATAGGCCAGGATAATATAAACTTATTTCAGACCCATAGTATTCTTCAACAGGTGTAAGACCAATCTCGATAATCTTTTCAGCCATCGGTTTAGCCTCCGTGCCAATGGAAGATAGGTCATCGTACCCAATTCCTGTGATGTAACTCTCCAAGAATTTATGCACGGATGTGCCCCGCTTACTACTATGATTTTTAACCTGTTCTGCTTTTTCATGACCAATTTTTGCCTGCCAGTCCTTTAGAAAAGTTTGGTCCTTTGTCAACCCTAAAATTGTAGTGACTGATGGTAGTTTCTCACCACCAAAATCATACATCCGTGTTCCGTGGTGCTCGTACATTTGTCCACTAACATACTTGTATTTATCACTATACTTAATAGGTTTGCCTATGTTGTGGTAGTCTAGGCAGTCTTTATCACTCATCATGATTTCTCTAATTTTTCCAACCTTTCTAACCACCAGGTTATACGTCTTTCAATTCTTCTATCTCGTTTATCATAACAATTAATAATAAACGTCTTACCGCTTTTCAATTTAGCTACACTTTCTAATATTTTATCTCTCATTCTAAATCATCAAACCTTTTCTTAGATTTATGTATCTCTCGATATACCTTTCTTAATATCAAAAAGGCTACCGCACCTCCTATCGATAAGGCTACAACTCCCACAAATAACATACCTAACGCTTGACCTGGTGTCATAGTTTATTCTTTAACTCCTCTAAATAATCCTCTTCTTCTTTACGATTCTTCTCTCGAACAATCGCCGCCTGTTTACGCCACGCCCAACTGTTGATCTTACCAGACCAACCCATAATCCATAAATATATTTTTAACATCATTCTAAACCCATCCCCTTTTTATATTCATCTAAAGATACTACTTTACCATTCATGACATGTCTTCCGTAATGATCGATGACTTGATTAATCTTTGGTAACTTTGTATGTGCCCAAGGCCAGATTAAACAACAGACATAGTATGCGTCTCTAAATGTGCAGCGCCATCTCCATTGCATAAGATATGGTGTGCCATCTCTTCTTTTACCTTTTCTTGGTTTCTTGGTCAAGGTTCCAACACCCAAGACTTCATGCACCCATATTAATACGGATTGATCTGTCATGGTTATCTCCATGGATAATCTTAAACTATTAGATAATCTATGGCCTTTGCCTTTGTGTTTCTTTTTCTTTTCGATACCACGTTTAAAATGTATCGAACCTTCTCCGTCAAAGAGTCCTGCAATGTATGCTCTATCTGTTTCTGGTACCATCAAATGCCCGCTTTCCGTGCACGTACTAACGGGTCACCAAAGGCTCGAATACTCAGGGTATGTTTTACGAATCCCGATATGTAACCTCCAGAGGTGTTTAGCGCTAAGCATTTTTGGTCACCTGGAGCTCGTCCTTTTCTATACTGTAAAATTTTATTTAGCATCATTTTTCATAATCCATCTTAAAGCTGTAGTCGTTGGATCAAACCCATCAAACTCTAGTTTAGTGCAACTTGTTAGAAGGACCGTCATCAATAAGATTATCATCAACCGTCTCATAAAATTCTCCCTCCGAATCGCAGTCCCAACATTGGTGGACTTCGCTTCTATCTCTAAAATCTAGTGCAGGATCACCATCAATTTTTGCAACCCTGACATACCCATTTCCGTGGCATGTCTCACAAATGTGTACTTTGATTCTACCCTTTTTTAATTTTGCCATTTAATTTCTTCGCTTTCTCGTTTGCTATTGATTCTATGGTCTTTGCTATGGATAACTTAGCATCGGGCAATAATACCTTTGATAACTTATCTAATGTAGCGTATGTTTCTTTTGTTAGAGAAACATTTTTGTATTTACTCATGTCTGTCATAAGTGTTTCCTTTCATTTTAATAACCCATATATAGGTGATATTATAGGATTGTCAATGAAAATATTAATGAGTTTAATAATTTGTTCAAGTATTGCTGGTGAGTGCATGCCGCCCTATCCGTGGCCTGACACATTTTCGACACAATACGATTGCCTACATTTTGGGTATGAAGAATCTAAAAGAAAATTAGAAGAAATAGGCCGTGAAGATATAAATAAATACGGTATGTATATTAAGTTTACGTGTAGGATTGACGACTCGATTTGACAATGTGGCCAGATTGTGGTATGGCGAGAAATCTTCTCACCATTACCTACCCTTATTTTTTCCCTCTTTAGGGTAGGTGTATCATCTACACATACAACCCATAAAAGTGCTGCCATCTTGCATAATATGTAGATTTAATTTATCTACATATCCCGTTAATTTTAATCTGAGTATGTCACACAACTCAAAACAATCAACGTCGCTTGTCAACACTATTCCATCCATCATCTGTTTTGATACTGGAATCAGTTGATACAGGCCGTCGTTCAATATTATTAAGTCCATTTACTAAATCATACCAAAGTTTTTTATACTTTGGGTCCTTTGTTTTGTTCCAATTATTTGCTATTTCGTCTAACTTTTCTTGTTTCGTCATTAACTCTTGTTCCATAATTTAAAACATTTTTTAAACCAGGTGCTCTCATATTTATGTTAACACCATACGGTTTCCATGCTTTTTTTATTAGGTTTAGTTCTAACAACAGACTAGCCCATTGGCCTTGCGCTGCACCATCTATTTTTAATGTTACTATTTTTTCTTTCATACCCAGAGACTAGGATATTTTGGGATGTTTGTCAACGGCCTTGTCGGTTGTATTTTTTATACGATCGTTTCTTAGATTTATTAAGGTTTTTTGTGTGTCTACCCGGACGTTTACGAGGTTTTGGACGTGGTACAAAGTTTGTAAATTTACGCTTCGCCATCGAAATATTTATCAACCTCTGATTGTAATGAGTTTTTAGTTATGTGAGGTATGTAACTTATAACACCATTTACTTTTTGTTCTAAATCAGATCCACAGGTCATACATCTAAAAAATTGTTTTGTTATTCCAACCAACGGTGTGTACTCTTCACACGTTGGACAAATACCATTAACTATTTCTGCTTGTATTTTCATTTTAAATGTAGTTTCTTGATTGATTTTTCACCCATGTAAATCTCTGTCTCTGCTTCACTACGTATGCATTTATAAGATATGTTAGGATTAAATTCACGCTCTGCTATACGACGTGCACGTAAACATTCAGCCATAGATTCTTGTATTCTGTGTTCCTTGATCTCTCCGTCCCAGAACATAAGAAGGGCTATCACAGTCTCTATCATTGTGAATTACCATTTGTGTATTTCATCTCTCTATTTGCATCTTTTAGTTTTTCAATATCTATCAATACCTTGTCCATCTGTCCTCTTAAAAACTCGATGTTTACTTTATTTAAAGCCATTGACTCGATATGGGCACTTAACTTCTCACTAGTCTTATAAAGATCTTCGATCATCATAAATTGTTCTGAGTCCGCGGGAAGCGACCCAAGTTGGCCACGCGGCCATTTTATTCTAAACTCTGTGTTTTCTGCTAAATCTTTTTCCATTAATTGTATTCGAGTGTCC